GTAATGTCGCGGGCAAAAGTGCCCCCTGTCCAGGTCGCTTCGATCATACTGAGCTCTCCATAGGATCCTGTAATCGGTGTAAACGAGGAAAGCATGGCCGAGGAAATCGTATACTCCGGATTACTGGCAGACTCTGTCGCGCCAGCAGGCGAAATAACAAGTGTTGAAGTTCCTGAACCAACTGCAGCAAAAAGGGTTGCCTCAACAGATGATGCACCGTATGCAGCGTAAAGCGTGAGAGTGACCTCTACGGCCTGCAAGCCTTTTACAAAGACATGGCCTGCATCGCCAAAGCTGGTCGACTCAAGCGAGTCATAGCCCACAGTAAGTGTGGCAGATGAGCAGAGCGTTGTTAGATCAACAACGGAGCCACCTGTAGCAGGGTTGAGGGTCACTGTTGGATTGGTGAGATAGGTGGTAGTGCTGGTGGCCATTTTCAGTCCTTTGGTGTTAGGTGTTGTCGGCCACCAGTGATGCTTTTATTATGTCAGATTTTACTAGGGCAGGTGAGCATTATAGGTATGCAGCCTGCAAAGAGATTTGTAGATCGTAGGCAGGGAACTCTTGCCCCCCGATACTGGCTAGCCCTGGCCTGCCATCGGTCACTGCAACATTCTTGTCAAGTAGTGCAGCTGCGATTGCGAGCAATGGCCTGAGGGTATCTAGGTTGCCTGGGCCGATGCCGATGACGCGCACAGGAAAAGTCATAGTGACGATTTTGTTATTGAACGCTTGAAAGGTAGGTGCATCAATGAAACAGCAGTTGCTGTTGAGGTTGCGAGGGTCTGTCACTACTCGCAAGCCACTAATCGTGGCCAGGGTGGTGGCTAGGTCGTCTATAGCCTCATTGAACAGGTCTGTATAAGCCATTACGCAACAGCAGGCCTATCAATACCTAGCAACTGTTTCACCATCGGTGTAAAGGCATTGGTGGTGATTGCTTGGCCCATTGAGTCAAAGCTTGCAAACTGATCGATACTGCCACGCTGACGGAAATACGCGCCACACAGCATTATTGTGCCGAGCGTGCAATCGCCAGATGGGCTGGTGCTGAGGCTGTCAAAATAGCCTGCCTCTTGTCTACGCCTATAGGCAACCTGGTTACCGGCAGAAACGCACTGTGCCAAAAAGGTTGTCTCATCGGCGCTGAGTGGGCTGGGCAGTCCGAGCCATAATTGAACATTTGCACTGGTCACCCAAGTGCAGGTTTGCGTATAGGTGAGTGTGCCTGGTGGGATTGCTGCAGAGCGTTCTAAATCATCGTCAGCGTCATAAAACATAACCTGGTTAGGTATCGGCTCATCAGGGTTGAGTAGCAGATCACCTTCAGAGTCTGTGCCTGTGTACAGGTACTGAGGCAATGCGTAAACAGTGTGTGTGCCGTTGAGGCCGTGCCCTAAACCAGTGAGGGTGATGCTTTCACCAATGGCAATGTCGGTTGCCTCAAGTGTTTGTACAACAGCGTAATTATCTAAACGCTGATGAAAGATGACTGAGTATGTAGCCATGATTGGCTATCGCCTTTCGGGTTAGGCGATTACGATGCTTTGAATGAAGCTTGACTTAGCCACGAAAGTAGCAAAGTAGCCGTAGTAAGAGAATGTGCGTCCCAATGTGCTTGGTACTTCTACTGACATGAGGCCACGCTGTTGTTCGTAGATTTCGTAACCAGGTGCGTACACAACGAGCATGGTGCCTGCAGCAAAGTTGTTATCCACAACAAGGTTGAGACCCATTACATCCATACCGGTGTAAGCAAGGCCACCTACGCGACCAATGCTGTTTTGACCGATAACACCGTTTGTGGTGTAACCCAAGATTGGGCGCTTCGAGCCGTCAAGCTGTGAGCCTAATTTTTCCCATACATCTGGGCTTACGCAAAGATGGGTTGGGAAGTAGTTGCTGTCCTCAGTGATTTCGCGCGCTGCGTCATACAAAGCGTTGATCAGTGAAGTTGGGTCGTTTGCTGTGACAGTCCATGTTGAGCCTGATGCTGTTTTACCAGCAACAAGGTTGTCTGCTGCGATGTTGTCTGTTGCAATCAGGTACTCGCCTGCAAGGTCATTGAGCACAAGGTTGAGTGCTGCAGGATCAGTAAAGTCAATGTCTTGTACTGACAAAGTGACTTGGCCAGCAACTGTCGTTTTTGTAACAGTGTTAGAAGCAATAACCATTGTGGTGGCTGATGCTGCAGAGCCTTCCGTCTGTGTTGCTGCGCTGGTGTGCGTAGTAATCGTTGGGCGAATGAAAGTCTTGCTTGGCGTGTTTGGCATGGCGCGTGCACCAAAGGCTGAAACAACTGGCCGTACAAAGTTAAGGTCTTGGAACAATGGCCCAAGTACCGGCACTGGCAAAAGACCAGGTGTATCGGTAGTAAGCACATCTCCTGCAGCTGCTTGAAGCGCTGTCTGCTGGTTGCGTACTGCGTCTTTGTATGCAGCGTTTACATTGTGGAAAGTATCTCCACCTGCGTGCATTGCTGCAAGGTACTCGGCTGGAGTTGGCATAACAAAATTGCGCTTAGGCTGAGCAAAAACTGTAGATGCTTCGATTACTTCTGGGGCTGGTGTTTCTGACACTGGGTTCTCCTGTGGCTCTAGGGGTTCAGGAGTGTCGGCTTCCTCTTTTGTATTATCGCTTATTTCCTCATCTGATGTGGGGATACTCGCTGCTACATCTGTGATGGTAGCACCTGCAAAGGCTGGCTGTGGCACTAATGAGAGCTCTAACCAGTTTGCTGCAGTTACGATCATTACGCCGTTTTGGTCAATCTCAAACTCGGTTGGATTTACTCCAACGCTCACTGAGTCGAGCACGCCATCGGCTGCTAAAACAAGGGCCTCATCACCTAACGCTGTAGTGCTGATTTTTGCTGTAAACAGCATGCCATCTGGGGTGTCCTCGCGTGCCGTGACAATGCCAATGGCCTGTGTGCTGTCGTGGTACATGTACAGCTTGGGGTTTTTGCCATCTACAGGTAGTGAGCCAGGGGCAAACATAACCTCGGTGCCATCATTGACTGTGGCCACAACATTGTAGGGCGCTGCAATACCGGTGATGGTTCTGCGTGGGGTGCCATCGGCTGCTGCTGCATCGATGCTTATTGCTGTGGCGTTGAACCTGATCATGCTAATTCCTCTTGTGTGTTTTCTTGGGGCATGTCGGGGCTGTCCATTTTGTCTGCTGCGTAATTCTCAACGAGGTACTCATCTGTATCAAACTTTACATAAGTTCCTCGAGGCAAAACATTGTTTTGGCTCAATGTTGCTGCAATGCAATCGGCGTAGGCCTTGACACCAAAAATGTAAAGGTCAGCCCTGGCCTGCTCAGAGGATTGGTACGAGTATGAGCCTGTTGATACGCCAACTAAATAGGGGGGCACATTGGTGAGGCGTGCACACTCAAGCGCCTGGTAGTTCGCTGCATCTATCAAGAGCATTTTGTCAGGCGTTGCTGTGGTCTCGGTGTAGCTCAAAAACTCGTTGAGTGCAGCTGTCTGATTGGTGGCGCGTGCAGCGTTGAACGCTGACGCTAGATCAGCAAGCTCGCTGGCGCTCAAAGGCTCACCACCTGTTTGCTTCAAAACACCAGCAGGTATTGAACTTTCTGCATTTCGATAGCGTGCAGCCTCAAGTTTGATTGCTGTGGCAACGGTCTGTTCAGACATGTAAACAATGCCTTGAATGGGGCTTAGGAATTGCACTAGGTCTTTAGGGTCAATCATGTTGCCCTGAAAGTAAACCTCTTTAGAGGGTGCGAACCAGACGGGACCTGACTGGTCCTGAGTAGTCACGGATCCGGCTGGGAGACGAGTAAAGGCTGTTGGGTATCCGTCTTGGGTGCGTGCTGTGATGTACCAAAATGCACGGCCATAAAAGAACAAGTCGTCAAATGTCCACGCCATGAGGAATGGGTAGGTCACGCTCGGGTCGGGTTGGCGTAGCCATGTGCGTGGCGCAATGTTTACTTGCTCCATCTCATCACCGTTCCACATTTCGTTGTACATCTTTAGAGGCATACAAGAAATGACCGAGGCCATAAGGTCGCGTGCGCGTGAAATGGTTGCCACGCTCATAGCCCTGTTGCGTGCTGGGCCTTCAATGTAGGTGTAGTACTGGCCGATGAGATTTACGCCTGCAGAGTTGGCTGAGTATCCACCAGAGGCTGCAGCCTTTACTGGTGCAGGTGAGATTGCTGCTTTGTTTACTCGGTTGAATAGCGCCATGATGGGATTATCTCACATTTTCTAGGTGGGGGGTGGCACTGCCCCAGGCAATTCCCGACAGAAAGCCCAGAGCAGCACCAAAACAATCTTAGCGATTTACAACAACCAGCATTGGCTTACCACCTTGTTTTGGTCGAGAGGCAAGTGCAGCTGCAAATATGGTGAGGCGCGCCAGCTCAACAGGGCCAGGTGAACGCTTACTGCTAATCACAAGCGAGTTCTGCTGAGTAACTGCTACTGCCCTGTTCATTTGTTCAGCAAGGTTTTGTTGGCCCTGATGCACAAGTCTGCCATCGTTGATCATGCCCTTGACCAGTGATGTGTAGCGCATCAGCTCGCCGTAGCCCACTACCTTTTTGCGCCTCTCTAAAGACAATGGCACATGGTTTTCTAATGGTGGTGTAACAGCCAACATGATCGAGGGGTTTTCGCAAGCCTTCAGCAAAGCCTGTTGCATCTCAGGCAAAGAGCCAACTACAAACTCAACTGTGATGTGGGCAACCCCAACATCATCGACAGCTGCGCGAACAGCCGAATATCTTGAGCCATCAATACTTGTGTCCACAGCTATCCAGCCACCCTCAGGCCCTGGAATGTCAGACATGCACTGCTCCCACTCGCCAGGTTGCAACCAGCAAGCATCGGCATTGACAAACTGGTTGAGTGAGCCACGCAAGAAACTAGATCGGTCTGGGTGCTCAGCATCGGCGAGTAAAGACTCCAGCTCGAGTGTGACACCGAGCGCAGGGTTAGCCCAGCCCCACCAGCGTGTATCCATAACATCAACACCTGGTGGTGGCGACCATTCAGCAAAGTAAAACTGCCCCTGGCGCTTATCATCAATGAGCTGTAGGCCTTGTTCTCGGTAGCGCAACATCGCAACCGAGGCCTCAGTACCGGCAGTTGAAGTCATCAACATAATTGGTGAACCACCAGCTGTGCGCATGTTGCGTGCCTTCATTGTTGGCCTAAGAGAATGGGCGAGCACATTGTCCTCAACTGCATACACCTCATCAACCCAGATGAAGTCAGCCGATAGACCCATACCAGCAGACGGTGTTGCAGCCTTGACAAGCCAGCGAGAGCCATCGGGCATATCGCAAGTGTTACGGCCATAGGCACGCTTCAATGTCGCCCCAAAATACTCCTGCAAAATCGGAGCCACCACCTCAAACTGGCGAACAGCAAGCGACAACTCATGAGCCGAGTTCACCACCGTCTGTGGCTTGCCACGCAACTTAGCAATAGAAGTCAGCCACGCCCCTATACACGCCTGGCCTAAAACCGTTTTGCCGTTTTGACGCGCCACCGAGATAAGCGCTGCACGATTGATTAGATCACCGGTATCAGGCTCAGCCTCAAAGACACCATCAATGGCGTAGAGCTGCCAATCCATTAGCTCGACCTTCATGTACTTGCTAGCAAACTCAGCAACCAAATCTGCGTAGAGAGAAAACCCTTTTCGAGCAGTTTCCAATCTGGGCTGAGTCCGACCAATCCCAGCAGGCCCTGGCTGGTTCGCGCCAGTTGTCGCCAGTTCGCTTTCCTTTGGGGATATATGGCCTAAACGCTTGCTCGGGGTTGTTTGTTGCTCCAAAAAAATGGGGTTTTCGGTTTTTTCGCCGTTGTGGGGTTTTGCGTTGAGGGCTTGGTTGCGTGTTTGTTGGCGTTGTGCTGTTTTGCGATTGACATAGATGGCTCCTCGTTTGGCGTTGCATGTGGGGCATGAGGGTACGAGGTTGCTTAGTGAGTCGTCTCCACCGGCATCGTGTTCGAGTAGGTGGTCTGCTTGGAATGTTTTGTTCCAGGGTTTGCCGCACCAGTGGCAGTCTGGGTGTCCTTCTAGGAGTGCTTGCCTGTTGGCTCTGTATTGTGCTGTGGTTTTTCTGTTGCCTGCCATGCGTGTGTGTCCTTGTCGGGTGGTTGTGGGCTTATGTTACTAGCGCCCCTCGCTTCGCATCGGGTTGCTCTCGGGCGTGTGAGCGAGTTGTGTGGTTTGTGCCAGCCCCCACTTTCAGTTTGTAACTGTGGCAGGTGGTTTGTTTAGGACGGTCAGCCATTCGCGTTTTAGAAGTTCGTACTCTGCACAGTGGCTTCTCCTAACAGCCCTTCAGGTCAAGTCATCTCAGGTGGTTAGGCGCACTGCTCTACCCTCGTTCCCGAGTGTTATGCCAACACAGTGCAATTCCGTATGTGGCCGTGAGCGTATTTAGTTGTTTAGGGTTTGCGTAATCTGAGGATTGCTGCAATGCCGAGGCAGAATAGCAGGCCATACCAAAGGTCAAGCATTGGCGTGCTCAATTACTAAGCGCCCTATTACTTCTGCTACTTGTGGCACTACAGCGTTTCCGAGTCCTCTAAGTCTGTCCACCCGAGAGGGAACCCCATGAGCCACTCGACCCACATCGGGTTCAGGCTCCCAGATTCCACTCCATCCTGTGCTCTGGCTTGATTTGTCAAGTCGGCTTCGTTGCGCGACTGTCTCCGATAATTGGATGCCCCTTTGCCGTCCCTTGCTGTGGGAGTTGCCCACTTTCGTACTGCATCTCCCAAGCCCACTGAATGCATTGAGCCGGGTTTCTGTTGAGTAGATTTGCGCTTTATGTGGTCTTGAGTCGTTGGAGTTGGCCACATTCTTTGTCCCACCACTGTTTCTAAGTTCGGAAAGCGTTTCGGATTGTGCGCTGACTCTGGTGTGATTGTCGCCGACATTGCCGTATTGGCTCTGGGGGTAGGCCACGATAATGATTCTGTCTCGCCTGTGATTGGCACCCACGCTGGCTGCAGATACAACACGCCACTCACAGTCATACCCGATGGAGGCAAGTTCAGCAACAACCGACAATCCCCCCATAGAGAGATGTCCCCGAACATTTTCCAAGATTGCGTAATCGGGTCGTAGTCGGCTAATGGCTTCTCTAACCCAAGGCCACAAGTGTCTCGGATCT